TTCCTGAAACTACTGGTCGTCCAGTGTTTCTGTGTAACTCTATTGGTTATGGTCTTCCTGCTGCCACACAATATACCAATCCTGAGAAGTATGAATATCAAGGCATAACTCTTCCCCAGGCAGACCCAAATGGTTTGTTCTCTCCTTCCAGTGCAGAAGGTACTTGGGTAATGTGTACTGACCCCAGTGGTAGTGGCAAAACCCGTCCTGTTTATATTGAACCTCGTGTGATTGTTTCCCCCTTCCAACTTTGATTATCATAAAAGATGAGCAAACTTATTGATCTCATTGAACAAAACGCAATCAAACAAGTAAAACTTTCTAATAATTCTGAAACCATGTCGTCTTCATCTTCTTCTGGTATTAGTTTCCCCGGTGCTCTGACTGTATTGTTTGTTGGTCTTAAACTGACTAACGTTATTACCTGGTCTTGGTGGTGGGTATTGTCTCCCATCTGGATTAGTCTTTCACTTGCAGTTGTAGTTATTGCTATTGCTGTCATCATTGCTATTATTGCTGGAGCATTCAAATGACTAAAGTAGTTTACAATGCCTGCTATGGTGGGTTCGGTCTTTCTAAAGAAGCGTGTCAACGTTACTGGGACATCAAAGGCCAACAAGTTTGGATTGAACAAAATCCCGAATTCATATCTTTAGATATGTTTAATGTTTGGTTGGTTCCACCTGAAGAACGTCTTGAACAAAAAGAGTGGTCTTCTATGACTGTGGATGAACGTCATGACTTCAACCATCAGTATTTCAAACATACTTGGCAGGAAAGAAATGTTGACCGTCATGATCCTGTGCTGGTTCAAGTTGTAGAAGAACTTGGAGACAAAGCAAATGGAAAACATGCCCAACTTAAGATTGATGAGGTTGATGGACCTTATCGTATTGATGAATATGATGGGAATGAGAGCGTTATGACTTCTGATGATTATAATTGGATTACGCCATGACAGAACAGACTCAAACTGTTTATGTTCGATTCTCTTATGAGAATAGAGTTTCAGAAGAAGTTCCCATTCACACCAGTATAGATCTAAGTAAGAACTCCAATCGCAAAAAGTTACTTAATCGCCTGATCAAACAAAACCAAAACATCACTGAAGTCACACTACCATGAATCTCTACATCATTAACAAAATCCTCTATGATTACACCTCTGGTATGGTAGTCATCGCAGCCGAATCTAAAGAGCAGTGCCGTGAATTCTTTATTGAAAAGTTTGTTAATTATGGCGCCGAAGATTTCGACAGCGAACATACTGAGTTCACTGTCATCGAAGGTGTGAATCATCCCGCTGGTATTGTAGACTATGTGTATGGTGGAGGTTGAAATGGAACAACTGACTCTTTATGATGAAGTAAACATGGATGGCAAAGATTGTGAGATGTGCGGTAAGGGAACATATCAAACCGCAGATGTGTGTGATGAAATTCAGGGAACTCGTCACTGTAACAAATGTTGGCACTGGGTTGAAGTATGGAGAGAGGTTTGGCCATGATTAAAACTCAAGAACAACTGATTAGCAGTATTGAACAACAACTTGATAATCTATCTTATGTGAATGAGATGTTATTTGATTATTGGTTGACTGAATTGTGTGATGAGAATGAGGAGTTAATTCCTGCAAAATGTAGTGAAGAGATTCTTTCTCAACTTGAAAAAGATGTTTATGATAATGACAACCAATGATTCTACCACCTTGCTTTCTCACTGAAGAAGAAATGAAAGATGCACCATCAGAGGATCTGTGGTGTGAACTTGCAGATGCGATGTTCTTTGAAAACACAACTGAATATGTAAATCTATTAAACAACGAAATTCAACAAAGAAATGAAAATACAAATTGATCAAGTCTATTCATTTAATTGTCCAGCATCTTTTGGAACATTACCACAGTCTCTGATTAATAAACTGTTCACGGACGGACGCCGAGCATCAGGATTTCTAGAGCGGCAACTTGAACTGTGGTTTCCAGAGTTAACGTTTGTGGATTGTAAAGGTTATGATCATCTTGATCTTGTATTCCAGAAGTATGATGCAAAGTGTTTTACGAAGCGTGGTGCAAAATTCTGCCCAAGTAATATGCAAGGTGTTGGACGATGTTTAGATCAAGAAAAGTTATGGGAACATGCACCTCAGATTGTTTATATCTTCTGTGATATTGTCGATTTTCCAGAAGTGAGAATAGTTTACAAAAGAGGGACTGATCTGCTAAAATACCCTAAAGGTAGTATACCATTCAGAGATCGTAATGTTTTATTTGCAGGATTGCCTATTAGGAATTAAAGAACTGTCCACAAACTCCATTGATGCGATTGTTACTTCTCCACCTTATAATTTAAACATACAGTATAGTCAATATGCTGATAATCAACCCAGACAAGATTATCTGAATTGGTTGGTTAATATCTTTACTGAATGTAAACGTGTTCTTAAGGATGATGGGCATTTGTTTATCAATATGGGATATTCGAACGTTGATCCTTATGTTGGAATGGAAGTTGCTTTTGCATTAAGAGATTCATGGATCTTGCAGAATCATATTCAATGGATTAAATCAATTCATGTAAACGATAAGACCAGCGGACATTTTAAACCAATTAATAGTAAGAGGTTTCTATGTCCAACATGGGAGCATTTGTTTCATTTTACAAAGACTGGAAATGTAGAAATCAATCGTCTTGCAGTTGGTGTTAAGTATGAGTATTATGAAGCGAACATCAGAGGAAAGAATACGGCAGAAACAAAACCAAATCTAAGAGATAAGGGTAACGTATGGTTTATTCCTTATGAGACGATTAATAGTAAAGAATTGCGTGGAAAACATCCTGCTACATTTCCAGTGAAGTTAGTGGAAGATTGTTTAAAGTTAACTGGTATTGAGAATGGAATGGTCTTAGATCCTTTCATGGGAACAGGCACTACCGCTGTTGCAGCAATTCAACAAGGATGGGATTATGTTGGTTATGAGATTGATGAGGATTATTTAAAGTTTGCTCAAAGTAGAATGGGGGTGTTATTGTAATACCAATAGTATCCTTTCCAAGTGTATTTGTGAGGATTGCGAAGACTTTTAATCAAACCTGTTCCATTACTTCCATTACCTAATGTAGTAGTTGCTTCTTTAATACTCTCAAATTGAATCTCTTCCCAAGTTCTTTTATGAACTCCTTTTACTGCTTTCTTTTTAGGTTTATTTTCAAGTAGTTTCCATCTATACCCATATGCTTTATATCCCTTACGAGATGACAAAAGAATATTAGAATTTTTATTTCGATCACCAGTTATTTCATATGCTGCATCACGAGCACTATCCCATATTTTCTCTTCTCCTGTTTCAATATTAATACCCATAATTTTTAAACCACAGTGTTTACCATTACCTCTATTTTCTTCTGTTAAACAACCCCATGGTTCTATTTTTGCTTTTTTAGTAAGAGATTGTTTTATATTATTGACCCATTCATCTGTTCTTTCAATATCAGACATTATGTTTGATATTTTATTTTTTGTCTCTTGATTGAATATGGGTCTATCTCCCCCACTTGTAGCATTATATCCCCCTGCACTTTCAAAGGTATTATATTGCTCTATCCAATATCGTTCCTTTTCATTCAGTTGTATTTCATCACATTCATCTATTACTTTCATCGTAAATTTGTCTACACCATACTTACGGAATGCTCTGTGTAATGGTTTAGAAGACATTCGGTTTGCTTCTTGTATATGTTGTTTCCATCTCTTATTGATTGGTTGAGTGGTTTGACCAACATATTTGTGCCCATTTTCTTTGTTGATGATGAGATAGATTGTTCCTTGAGACATATAATTATAATACACAATGCTTTTATTTATTGTAGATAATACTTAAAATATAATAGATAATGTAAAATGATAAACAGAAGGTTGTTTTGGTTAATATATGATTAAATCTATAGGTGTTTATTGTAAACATTCTCAATAGTGTATATAATTGAGAATCAATAAGTATAATAGTTGAGAATAGTAAAGAATGCTGATTTTTATGTGTCGCTAAGCCTGCGTAGCATAAGACGCGCAGTTTGTCAACCCCCGCCGCCGCGAAAATGCCATGAGACTCACACAGTCTCGTCGAGTATTATAAGCATTTCTTAACAATTCTCGACGAGATCGCATATATAGAATCATGAATCTCGACGAGACATCAGGTATCATACTTGCATCTCGTCGAGATTCGTGCTATAATACAAAGGTCACTCACACAATCTCGACGAGAATTATGTACGACGACTACGATCTCGACTATACATACAGCAACGATTACGGACAGGATCTCGACGAGTATGCACAAGATCTCGACGAGGAATACACAAGAGACGGGCAAGATTACGAAACGCTTGCATACCGTCATTATGCATGATAGAATGTAACCACATCGCACGAGAATCATGATAGCACAGAAGCGTTTAGTTAGTGTCACATTAGACATCATGTGTTATGATGATCTAGATGTGGAACATATGGACTGGAAAGAGTTATTGGAACTTGAAGGAGATGAAGAAGTCCATTGTAGCATTAAGGAATACGACCCGTTCTAGTCTTGTGATACATAAAAAAGTGGCATACATGTATTGACGGATCCCTGAAAATCCCGTAAATTGACATTGTTCTCAACCACATCACCGATGGAACTCAACAGAACTGATTTTGCTGCTTTAACACACATTGCTGAGATTTTGAAGGTATTTCGTGAGAACAATTTTTTGCTTGCTGAAGTAGAAAATTTGCAGTGGGCAATGGATATGATTTCTCATGAGGTTGAGCAGACTGGTAGACAGTTCTGAAACTGGCACAAGACCCGTTGCCAACCCTGCTTGTTCTGAGTTATGTTAGGTTCGTGGTTGAGAGACCACTCCACTTGCTTTTTTCACCATGAGCATTTACACTGAGAACGGTTACGCCAATCGGAAAGACTACCTGGACGAACTTCGGGAAGATTACGGTTCTGATCTGGTCAACGCTATGATCACGGTTCTTCCTGCGTCGGAGGATTTTGATGGTCTTTTGACCATGCTGGAAGACGCGATGGACAGTTTCTGAACTGTCCACTGGGGGGTTGCAAAATCCCCCCATCTCTGCCATACTGAACTCGTTCACCACACCCCCACCAACATCATGGGAACTCGCTCTCGCATCGGAATCGAAATGCCCAACCACACTGTGGTTAGCGTCTACTGCCACTGGGATGGTTATGTAGAGCACAATGGTAAGATTCTGGTAGAACACTATCAGAACCGCGATGATGTTCAAGAATTGATTGATGGCGGTTCGATGTCATGTCTTCGGACTCGCAACACATGGGAATCAAATGCTTCTCTTCGTGATGAAAACGGAGAGTATATTCGTGACTCCGAAGGTAACATCATGTCTGAGAATGATCGTGACCCACAACCACTGTATCACACAGAACGTGGTGAAGAAGTAGAAGTTCTTCACACTAGTTTCGATGAGTTTGTCTCTGGTAATCTTGGTGGAGAAGAGTATGCTTACCTGTTTGATCTTAATGACAACTGGAAAGCATTCAAGATTAACTGGAAAGGTCCAGTGGATCGGGTGGAAATCCCGAACTATGTGACAGCGTAGAAACTGGCACAAGGGGCATCCAGGATCGCCTGTGATGCCCTTATACTAAACAAGTCAACCACACACCTCCAACACATGGAAAACACACTGTTTTTTGAGATTGCTGATGCTCCTGGTGAGATCTTTGACATTCCTGAAATGAGGGATGAAGAAGATGAGAATGAACTCACTTGGAATGCTTTTCTAAACTCAAACTGGGATTTCTGATGACACTCACTTCTGACGACATTCAAAACCTTCTCACTCTCATCGACTTTCATGATGATTGGGATGAGGTAAAAGAGATCTGGGGTTTTGATATTGAACCTCTGTTTGATAAACTTCATTACATGCTTAAAGATTCATGACTTACCTCACTTCTGATGATCTCAACAATCTAATTCGTTTGGTTGAAGAAAACAACCAATACAACGATGATGATGATAAAGAGTTCTGGGACGATGTTATGATTCGTCTCAATCAAGAATACCGTCACTGTTTGGATGATTTCTAATGAACCGCACACTTCAACAACTCAAAGAGAGCGTAGAGAGTTTGATTGATCAACAAGGAGCAGACGCACCTTGTGCTGCTTTCATCTTCACCAGAGAGGATGTATTTGAGATGGATGATGATGGTAATGAGGTGTATTGTAGTGAGGAAGTCATTAACAAAGTCCTCAACGATTTGGATGAAACTGATTATATTTTAGAAAAAGCATTTGACTGCATTGAAGATTACATTAAGGAGCACACAAAATGATTGACACTTACACTTTCACTGGCGACACTGTGACAGTTCTCGGACTGGTCGGTGTCATCTCCACCGGCATCATCC